GGCCAGACGACCGTGGCCCGCAATGATCCCGTTGTCGCCGTCCACCAGCACCGGATTCGTCCAGCCGTACTCGACGATGCTGGCGGCGAGCTTGGCCACCTGCTCGTCAGTGTGCGTGCGTGGATTGCGGGCGTAGGGGATCAGCGCCTCGACCTTGCGGTACTCGACGTTGAGCGTGTTCAGAATCGGTTCCTCAAAAGGAAAACCCGCCGACGGAAAACCGTGGGCGGGCTCGTGATGGGTGCGGACTGGGGCGGGTGCAAACTGCAAACCCTGCAAACCTCGGTTTGCAGCCGGACGCTAGGGCGTTTGCGCGCTCGCGCCCCCCGCATTGGATTTTCGCCAGGAAGGACCCCTTTTGCCTGGGACATCCATCGCCAATCGCGCAGGTCTTGCGACCATGGCCATGAATGTAGCGAAATCGCAGGGCAAATGCGACACCCCCGACAAGCCCCACTTTCCGCAACCGCCTGCACTGACCGGCAAAGCGCTGCATGGCTTGTCAATATTGCTCAAAATTGCTCGCGCCCTGTGTTGCGGCAGGGCTTGTCGCCACGCCATTGAGCTGATCAGCCACCATCTGCATGGCTCGCTGCCAGCGCCGCTGGGCTGTCTTGACGCAACAACCAAAGCGCCGAGCAATGCGCTGCCACTCATGTCGGTCGGCCCGCATCCACACCAGATGACGTTGCTCCACCTCCAGGCAATGCACCCAACGCATTGTCTCCAGCATGCGGTCAATGGCCTCTGGGCTGGGCGGGTAGTAGTGGCGTGGCTGCTCGTCGGCTGACAAGCGCTCCCACTGCTCACGCACGATCTGCGGCCACACGTTGAAGTAGCCCTGCACGCGCACGGGTGGCAGGGCGCGTCCGGTATGGGCAGCATCTTCGAAGCGTGCTGCCACGGCATCGGTTGTCCAGTGCGTTTGTCGGCTACCCATGACGCTGACCTCCTGCCCCGTACAGGCGTTCACCAATGCGTCGCACGATTTCGCGTTCGATGAAGTCCAGTCGTTCGTCAGTCGCATTGACCACCAGGATGTGCTGGTCTCGCCAACCCCGTTCCTTGATGGCGTCCAGATCCGTGGTCTGGGGTTGCACCCGACCCAGGGCACAGCGGTAGGGTGGTGTGAGTGATTGAATGCGTGACCCCATGTCACACCTCCTGTGCCGTGAGCGCGAAGTACAGCAAAGCCAGTGCATCAGCTTCGTTGTCGTCGGCAGGTTTGTGGCCACGCGACTTCATCGCGATCACCATCTCGTCTTTGCTGGCATTGCCCTTGCCAGTCGCATGCTTCTTGATCGTTCCCACCGGAATCCCTTGGTAGGCGATGTGGTGGTGCTCGCACCATGCCGTCAGTGTGGCCAACAGACCGCCGTAGACGTGTGCCGAATCGGTCGAGGCGTGGCGACGCACTTCCTCGAACACGACCTCATCGATGCCATCCCCGGTGGCCTTGATCTCGGTCAGCCAGCGTTTGAAGCGCAGGTAGCGCATTCCGCCACCTTCAAAGCGCTGCGACTTGAACGATTGCGTGCCGCTGATGATGGTGGCATCGCGTTGCTTTAGGGCCCAACCCGTGGTGGTGCCCAGATCCAGGGCCAACAGGGTATCCCGAGCACGCGGTTGTTCGTTGGTCAACGTGGCATCTGACGGATCGGACGGATATTGACGTAACTCCTCTTGCGTGTGCGCGCGCACGCACGCGGAAGAAGTAACGATGTAATCCGTCCGATCCGTCAGGCAAGGTGTGAAAGCGGGCATCAAAGTGGGTGAAGTCATGATCAGTTGTCCTTGTAGGGAAGATGCTGTGAATAGGGTTGTTGGTGGGGTTCTGCGGGCGCTTTCAGGCCAATGCCAACAAAGCCGCGTGCGCCCATGCCGTTGCGCCATTTGTCGATGCGACGTGTGAGAAGCGCATCAGCGAAGCGCTTTTGCGAACCGATGAACTCGCCATTGGTCTCGGCCCACAGCTTCCAGTCGTTGAACAGTTCGATGGTCAAGGCCTTGGCATTGGCATGGCGCACGCAGCGCTCGGCGAGCCAGCGTCCAATCGCATCCTCTGATTCGAAATACTCGTCGGTGGCATCCAGCACACATTGCGGCGGCCGCAAGCCCATGCGCTGCCATTCCAGGCAACCCTGGGTGGCCCACGCCAAGATGCCGTCGCGTTCGGCCAGTAACTTCTCCGGCAAGTGCTGGTCACGCTGCTCGGGCGGAATCGTCACCGTGAACGGAATCAGATGCAGTCGTCGCTTCATGGCCTCATCCACGTTGCGGATCGACGGCTTGTGGTTGCCCGCCACCACCAGCTTGAACTGTGGCGTGAACTCGAAAAAGTCTTGGCGCATGAAGCGTGCCGAGATCGGGTCGCCACCGGTGAGCGCCTTGATCTTCGATTCGGCCCAGCGCCGCCCCTGCTCGGTTTCAATCGAGCACACCAGCCGGGCACCGCGCAGCCCCGCCATGTCGGTGGGATGCCGGTCGGAGCGCGTTTCCATGAAGCTGTCCATGGGCGCGTGCGTGGCGTAATCGCCCAGCAGGTTGGCCACCGTGTTGATGAACACCGACTTGCCGTTCCCACCGGTGCCATATACAAAGAAGATCGCGTGCTCCTGCGTCGATCCCGTTAAGCAATAGCCCACCATGCGCGCCAGATAGGCTTGCAAGGCTTCGTCGCCGTTGGTGGTCGAGTGCAGAAAGGCTCGCCAGGTTGGGCAGGATGCCTGCGCACTGCCAACCGACAGGGGCTTGGCCGTGCTCATCTTGGTCATTCGATCCACACGGTCGTGTGGCCGTGCCAGGCCATTTTTGAGGTTGACCACGCCACCGGGTGTGTTGAGCAGCCACGGATCGGCATCCCATTCGGTGGCCGTGGCGGCATGCCTGCGGTCGGTGCGTGCCAGTCGCTCCACGCCGCCCACCGTGCCGCTGGATGCCAGTTTGACGGCGGACTTGTGGTTGTCCATCTTCAATGCAGCATCGCGGCAGATGTGGCGAATCAAGTGTTGCGACTTGAGCGTGTCCTCGTGCTGCCAGCGCTGGCCTGTCCAGATCAGCCAGCGTCCCCAGGCGGCGACATAGCGCCAGTCCTGAGAAAACTTGCCCGTGAAGGCCAAGGCCAGCGCATCTTCGGTCGCCCAGACACTGCACTCGGGACTGCCATCGTCGGTGCCGACGACATTCCCTGACGGCGGCAGGGTGGGCTGCATCACGTAGCGTTCACCACGCTCCAGAAATGCGGCAATGTCAAAGCCTTGCGAAACAGCATCTGCCGCGTCCCAACCCTCGGGCTTGTCGTCCGGCGGCAAGAGCACCATGCATTGGGTGGCCCCGCTGGACAACACGGCTTCCGCTGCGCGCAGGGCGTATTCCCAACCGGGCTTGTCCTTGTCGGGCCAGATCAGCACGGACTTGCCCACCAGCGGCGACCAGTCGGTTTTGTCGACCGGGGCGTTTGCGCCGTGCATCGCCGTCGTAGCCGTGATGCCGATGTCGATCAGGGCCTGCGCGCACTTCTCGCCTTCGACCAACACGACACGTTGTGCAGTGACCAGCCCCGGTTGGTTGTAAAGCGGGCGTGGTTCCGGTGGTGCAGATTTGCGCCGCTTGGCATCCCAAGGCCGGAACTCCTTGCGCCGCTGACCATCTTCGCCCACCGGGTCGTAGCGGTAGACGACCGCAATCAGTCGTCCCGTTGCATCCAGATAGTCCCACTTGGCTGTGGCCGGGCCCAGATCATCGATGGCGACCACCTTCTTGGCCTTCCGGACAGGGATGGCGTGCGTGTGCCCCAGCAACTCCGCAGCCTTCTCCAGCATACGAGGAAAATCGGCATGAACATGGATGCCCAGCGTGGCAGCGATCAGCGCAAAAATGTCACCGCCGTCGCCGGTGGCGCGATCCGTCCACAGACCCGCCTTCTCACCGTCGAGAACAACCTCAAGGCTGTCGCCCGGGCTGCCCAGCACGTCGCCGATCAGAAACTTCCCTCGGCGCTTCTTGCCAGCCGGAAATAGTGTGACGAGTACCGATTCAATGCGCGCGATCAACTGACCGCGCAAGGATTCCGCATCGGTGCTGCGTGCTGGGCTGCGCAATGCAGAGTCAGGCGGGAGCGTGATGGGATTGAAGTCCAGCATCGTGCCTCCTTTCTGAATGGTCACTTGTTGGCTCGCACGGTGTGGCGGCTTCCTCGGCGACTGGCAACAGGTACAGGGTCTTCACCGCCACTTCACGAATGAAACTGGGTTGCAAATCGACCCATGTTGCCCAAGCGCTGAGGTCATCGCCCAGCAGGAACCGACGTGCCTGTCGTTGCTCACCCGTGGTGCCACAGCGCAGATCGGCAATGGCCTGGCAGATCACGGCCACGATCAAACGTTGCTCTGGCAATGGGCCAGATGGCGGTGCGCTGATGTGGCGCAGCAGGAGTTTTTCAATGGCGCGAATGGTGACCAGTGGTGGTGGCAACTTGGCACGCTGTCTGCGCCGAACATTAGGTGAGGCTGCTTGGCTCATTGCACACCTCCCCAGCAGCGTTCTTGGTAGGCGCAGAAGCGGCATTCAAAATGCGTGCGCTCAGAAAATCCGCGTGGCAGCAATTCCTGCGCTTGCGTTGCCTGCACCACGCGCACCCCACGATCCGACATGCGCTGTGCCAGCGAGCCATCAAAGGGCACCAACTCGAACCACAGCTCCTGCGTGTCCTTGTTGATGGCCGTGAACAAGGCCGGGTTGTCCGCCAGTCCGGGCCATGCCTCGTGCAAATAGGCTTGGTACAGCGCCAATTGAGTGGCATAGACGGGCTTGGCGATGGCGACACCCTTTTTGGCGCAGTCACGCCAGTGCTTGTCAGCCATGGTCTTGCACTCCCAAAGCATCGGGCCGGAGAGTCCGAGTTCGGCGGGAGCAGCGATCACGATGCCATCGCAGTGACCCGCGATGCGGCCATCGGCCACGGCAAAGCCGAACTGCTGACCTTGCTCGTCCACGGTGCGCAGATCAAAGCCTGCCATGCGCAGCCAGCGAATGGCCAAGGCTTCCAGGACGTGGCCTACTTCAAAAACGCGCAGCACTCTGCCAGAGAACCCCTGACCAGGATCAGCAGGCGCTCCCGCGTATTCGTACTGCAAGGCCCGTTCGCAAGAAATGCCCACCCGCGATGCGCCGAGATAGGTACGGGCAGGTTGCTGTGCCCGCTCCTGCGCCAATGCGGCATCGATCAGCGTGGTGATGGTCTCGTGCGGTTTGGGGCGATGATTGAAATCCAGCATCACGCCTCCCACGGAATGTCGTCAGCCATGTCGGCAAACGGATTGCTGCACGGCGCAGGCAGCGGTTTGCCTGCTTCACGCACCGGTGGGTAGCGCAGGTTCTGATGCGCGATGGCCATCGAATCCACGTAGGACGTGACAATCGCATCGATCACCTGCAGCGCCTCGGCTTCTGTGTAATGGCCCAGTGGCTTGTCGAAGCCGATCTCGCCCGCTGCCTCACCGAAGTGGCGCAGACAGCGATGCATGGCCGCACGTTCCAGTTCAGTCGCGTCAATCATGAGCGCCTCCCTGGTCAGCGTGTCGCCCAAAGGTGGCTCGGTCTTGTTCCACACGCCGTACAGTGCGTGGAATGCGTCCTGACAGCGGCGCGAACAAAACACCCAGTCGAGCGGGTGGTGGCGCGGATCGCCAGTTCGGAATCTCAAATCCGAGTGGCGATAGCCGCGAGCTTGTCGATGGCAAACCCAACATTTCACAGTCCCTCCTTATTGCGCCCAGGAGGGCTTGGTGATGCCTGCGGCGGCGGGTTTGGCGTAGGACTGTGTGGTCGGTGCGGCCGCCACATGGGCAGGTGATATCGGGCCTGCTGGACTCGATGCCGACGGCGAACTACCCGCTATCAACCGTGCGTACTCCTTGTGGTCGGGCTCGATGGCTTGTTTGATGACGTTCTTGTCGTCGCCACGGCTGTCTTTCTCGACATCGACGCGGCCCACGAAGACCAAGCCGTCGAGTTCGCCGAAGTTCTGGATGCGCCGTGCTGCCTGCGCCTGTGCGCTGGTGTCACCCGGTTGGATGCCACGCGCCGAATTGAGTGCAGCCCGAATGAAGGCGCGGCCCATATTGGCCCACTCATCACCCTTGGCGGAATGCAAGCCAATCGTCGACCACAGCTTGCGTTTGATGAACGGGCCGTCGAGCACAACGAATTCCGCGTTGAGATAAACGCTGCCAGTTTGATCCGACTCAGTGGCCCAGCCGCCCGTCCAGCCGCGCGAGGCATCGTCGAAGCCACCCGGCTTGATGGTCATGCGCACCTTGAGCAAGGTGCCCTTGGGAATCAGATCAAAACCAGCCTGTTGGCCAGCGTCATTGAAGTCGTTCCAGTTGTTGTGTTGCGAAGTCATGGTGAGGTTCTCCAAATTCAGGAATGGGTGGGTGGGGTAGCCGCGCGAGTGCCTGCGCCCGAACTTGCGGCTTTGGTGATCAACTTGCCAAGATGCGGCTCTTCAATGGCGTCGAGACGGCCTGAGCGATCCTTGGCGGGGTAGCTCCAGGGGTTGTCGGTGTGGGTGACGAAGGCTCGGAAGGGCTTGACTGGCTCTGGCGTGGCTGCCGTGCTGCCGTCTGTCCCCTCGGCATGCGCATCTGGGCGCAGCAAAGCCAGGGTGATGACCTCGTCAATCACGCCGGGCAATTCCAGGGCGGTCTTGCTGCCCTCAAGCTGGATGGCGAAGTAACGACGATTGAACTCGTCGGTCTTCTCTTCCAGGATGGCCACGAACACGACGTGCTTGTCGCGCACATGCTGCAAGTGGGTGAGCGCCGCAATCATCTCGGTACCCAGCAGGCCATAGGCTCCCCGGGTGTCAGGTTTTCCGGTGCGATCCGAGAAGGCCTGCGGTTGAGTCTTGGCCCAGGCCAGACACAAGCGCGAGAGCACCGTGATCGAATCGACAAAGTAGGTGCGGTACTTGGCCAGTTGCGTCGGGTCGCCGAAGCGTTGGCACACGGCATCGAAATGCGCCTGCGAGTACGGCTGCTCGCTACTTGCGGCCGGATTGGGGCCAGCGAGGAAGACCACGAGGTCGCGGAACTCCGGCCAGGAGCGTGGACGTAAGGTGTCGCCGCGCCAGTCCTGCACGGCTAGGTCACCGGCTTCCAAATCGACGAACAGCGTGCTGTCTTCGGGCAGGGTTTTGAGTTGACTGGTTTTGCCAGCGCCGGGCACGCCGACCAGCACGATCTTGGCGCAACGAGGTTCGGCCAGTCGCTGGTCAGCGCTGATGATGGGGAGTGCCATTACCGCACCTCCTTGCCACTCAATGCGGCATCCACGCTGACCAGCTTGAAACTGACCTTGCCGGGGCGGACGGTGCGCGCGCCTTCAAACTGCTCGCGCAAGACTTGCGGCCATGCGCTGTATTTGGACTCGGGCACCTTGAAGCTCACGTCCATGTACTGCGCAGGATCGTCGCCCGCATCGGCAATCTTGTGTGCCAGCGCAGCCAGTTGCGCCTGATCCCAATCGATGATCTTGCGTTGGTCGCAGATCACGGTTTCGCCTTGGTCATCGATACGCACAGAGCCGAAGTCCCTGCCTTCAGAGATGCGACGCTGACGCGCGAGTTCGGCGTAACGCAGTTCACAAGCCTGATCGGCGAATTCGCGCACGGTCTTTGTGAATGCCTGCAATTGCTCGACTTGCGTCATGAACTGCTGGAATGCATCCAGCGGTGCGGCGGCATATTCGGCTGGGGTATGGCGTATGGCGGATTGAAGTGCGACGAGATTCATGCTGTCGCTCCTTGCAAGGCCGCACCGGCAAGGCTGGGGCGGGTGGAGGCGCAGCGGCTGTGCGGGCTGTCATACAAGCACTCCTGCTCGAAGGCTTCGATGTCTTCCAGCCGGTAGCGCACGGCCCCGCCGATCTTCAAAAAACGCGGGCCGACACCGTCAGAGCGGTAGCGCTCGATGGTGGCTTCGGATTTGTTCCAGCGGTCGGCCAGTTCACGCTGGGTGAGGTGGCGCTGGTTTTGAGTGGATGAGGAATCCTGTGACGGATTCCGGTAGGGGTCGCGGTGCATAAAAATCTCCATGACGAATGGGGTGGATGAACACCGGTTGCGTGCCTGTCTGCCAGCACTACCAACCGATGCCGTCATGGTCTCGAACGGGGTGCCGCGCACCGTTCCTCAGATTCCTCAAACACGTTCCTCAAAACCGATCTGTGCGGCTCGGGCACTGCCCAAATGCAAAAAAGCCCGGCCTGATCAACATCAGTGCCGGGCCCTGCTGGAGGAATTGCGGGTGGTAAGGGGTCGTTGCTACCGCTGGGTTTTGATGTGCATCACGTCGATGTCATCGCAGCCATGTGCGGTCGCCATCGGGGATGATCAGCGCGTAGCGCTCGTCATCACGCAGGTAGCGGATGAAAGTCTTGTAGACCAGCGGGTTGCGGTCAAACTCCTTGCTCGGAGAAAACCGCTGTGCCTGCGAGCCGCAGGCGGTTTTGAGTGCATCCTTGTCCAGCTCGTGATCGAGATCGTCGATCAATGCCAGCAGGATGTTTTGCTGGCGTGGCTCCAGCGCGTGTTCCACGCCATCGACGAACACCTTGCCGTGGGCGCGCACGCATTGCAGCGTGGTCATGCCGGTGGTCACCGGATCGACTTCGGCGATGGTCTGCGCGCCGGGCAGCGCCTGCCGCTCGGCGAAGAACTCGAAACGGCTCTGGCCAATGCGGGCCACGCTGGGCAGGGATCGGACATCAAATTCCAACATGGGTGATGCTGGTGGCAACGGCAACTCGCTGCTGGTCAGCACCACACATGAAGTAGTGGTGCGCTCCAAGGCGATCTGCTCGCGCAAGCGCGCTGCAACATCCGCGCGGGTCAGGCGACGCATGAAATACCATGTCAACGCCGTACCCCGCGCGGGTTCCGTTGTGCCCAGCCGCCATGTCAATTCGTGGTCGACGGGCTTGAGTCCATTGGCGGAAAATCCCAGACCGTTGAGAAGGGCTGCAATCACGCGCTGCAGGGCGACCTTGTGGGTTTCTCGCAGACGACGCAGCGCTTCGACATCGGCGCAGTCCGGGCAGCGAAGCGCGATTCGATCTGGCGACAACTCGCGCACCACGCGAGCGGTCTCAATGCCGCATTCCGGGCAAGTCACCCAATCCAGCGAACGCCCCAGCACCAGCAGCCGTTCGCGCAGCAAATGAGTCGCTGCGTCGGCATGGTCAGTCACCAGTGCTTGGCCGTTGATCTCGGGCTTATCACGCTCCAGCAGGCGACACAGCAAAGCGGTGGCGTCCACCTGCGCCTGACTCATGCCGACCTCATGCGGCCACGGCTTCTTCCACCGGCTCGGTCAGTGGCGGCTCGTCGGCATCAATGACCAGCAGTGCCTGCAACACCTTGCGAGCGGTGGTCTGATTGTGTGGCGACAGATTCTTGATGGTGGACGAGCCGGATGCATACACGTCGAAGCTGAAATGCCCCGGTTTGCCACCGTCCTCGGTGGGCGTGGTGTGGATAATCACCGTCGCACCTTCAAGGTTGTATTCGGCCTCGAACAAGTGCTCGACCTTGAGCGCACTGCGGGCAATGTGGATCGCATCCGGTTGTGCCTTGTCGGGCGAGGCCTCGACGTTGAAACTGATGGCTGTTTGCCCTGCTGGGCACAACCGAGCCCGGCGCAAGCGCACTTGCTCCACGCCCAGCACAGACCAGTCTTCGAAGGGGTCCATCAGCCCGTCGCGCAAAGCGTTGAGGCGATAGCGCTGCTTTTCGATCAATTCGGGCGTGATGGGCTGACGCACCACATGCTTACCGAACAACTCCAGCACGGCAGCATGGTTCTTGGTGCCGCCCTTGACGATGGTTTCCACCTCGCCGGTGGCGGGGTGATAGACCAAGGCCGTCTCCAGCGCAATGCGGGTGGTGATGCGTGTGAAGTGGCTTTGCGTGAAATGCGCCAGCGCGGTCACCGGCCCTTCAACATAGATGGTCAGCTGGATACTGGATGCGTCGCTGGGATCGGTACCGGTTCGTTCGCTGAACTCCACATGCACGCCGTCGCCCGCGCCAGCCTTCTTGTACAGCTTGGCCACGTCGTGACAAAACAGTTCCAATTGCGCCCGGTCGCGGCACGGGTCGAGGCCGCATTGGATGCGATGCTTTTTCCAGTACTTGCCATTGGTCTTGGCCTGAAACGCCAGATGCAGTTCGACATCGCGGAACGCTTTGTCGCGCATGGTCAACATCCACAAAGCGATCTCGCGTTCGTCGCGGTCGGCGAACGCAGCAAGGGCTTCGGCATCCAATTGGCAGCCACTTCGGAATTCAGCGAGCGCCAGTCCGTTGGACATCAGGTGCGCGCGCCGCAGGTCGTCCACCCACAGGCGCAGGTCATGTTCGACGGCAGAACGCTCAGTGGCATCAAACTCTGTGGTGGTCAGGCGGGCTTCCAAGTCATGCACGGCATCACCAACGGCTGCGGGCAGGCTTGTCGGCGACAGGCTCCAATCCACGTTCAAGCGCGCGCCCAGCACATGGCCGTCGGTGAACTGTTTGAGCGTCGGCATCGAGATGTGCCGCAGAAAATGCCTTGCATTGAAAACCTTCATCACCGCACCCCTTCACGTCGTCACATTGACATTCCTTGTTTGTCCTCGCATCGCTGTTGCGCTGCACCCCGAGCTTCAGTACCTCTGATACCGCCTTACCAATCCGACCATCACACCGAAGATGTGCCATGCCCCTTTGGGGCGGATCAGTGGGTAGCGGCGGTTGTGCGCCTTGAGCGCATGCGTGCCATCAACCTTGACCAGCTCTTTGAGGGTGAAACGGTCTTCCACCTGCGCCACCACAAAACTTCCCAGCTTGGCCGAGGCCGTGCGTTCCACCACCGCGAGATCGCCTTCGAAGATGCCTGCCTCGATCATCGAATCCCCTTGCACCGGCACCACCACGGTGTCGGCAGGCTTCTTGACGAGGTAGTCGTCAAACAGGAACGGCTCGGCACTCACGTCGATGGCAACCGCTGGCTGCCCGGCCTGTACAGTGGCTTGCGCCAACGGGTGCTCGAAGAAGCGCCGCGCAGGCATCCAGGCATCGTCATCCACGGTACGCACCACAAAACCTTCCGCTTCCATGCGCCCCATGAACTTCACCGCCGCCGCGCGCGAGGCAAAGCCCAGCAGGTCAGCAATGCGCTGGTAGCTGGGAATGCGGCGGTTCTGCGCGAAGTACTGACGCAGGGTGTTCAGGTGGTCGGTGTCTCGGTTGGCGTGGCGCAT